CCGAGGACCAAAAGGCAAAATGCCTTGAGGACTTCGTGAACGTTGATGCTGGCCTTCAAAAGCCGAACATCGATGAAGAATGGCTCGATGAGACTGCGGATTTGATCCGCGACATCTTCGCGTCATTCGATCCAACAGACGTCACGCCCAGACATGGGCCCGGCGCTGTAGCAACTGGCGAGAAGAATCATGAAAAACATGTCTTCAAGCGTATCTATAGGTCTGTAGAAGAAGTATATCCATTTACGGAATATTTCGAATACAGCCTTGGAGCAGTTGCTGATCGATGGCATCAGTACGAGGACCTGGAGGTTCTGGACTCTGGCACGGCGAAAGTCGTGCTAGTACCAAAGGACTCTAGGGGCCCCCGTATTATCTCGTGTGAACCACTTGAGTTGCAATGGATTCAACAAGGTCTCGGCCGTGCTTTAGTTAAGCACATCGAGACGAGCCATATTACTCGCGGGCACGTGAATTTCACGGACCAAACGATTAATAGAGGGCTCGCCCTTGCGGGATCCAGAACGGGCAAGTGGGTTACACTTGACATGAAGGAAGCGTCTGATCGTGTGTCTTTGTGGCTAGTCTCGGATTTGTTCCGACACGTGCCACGGTTGCGTGATGCCTTGCTAGCAACACGCTCCACACACACCAGACTACCTTCGGGCCAAGTAGTGCATTTGAAGAAATTCGCTCCTATGGGAAGCAACCTTTGCTTCCCTGTTGAGAGCGTAGTCTTCTACGCACTAGCCGTAGCCTGTATCATACGCGCAGACCGTCTCGTTAATCCTAACGGATCAGCGAGATCGCGTGCACTTCGTGCACGTGCATCGGTTTACGTGTATGGCGATGACATCATTGTAAAGAGCAAAGACTATCACTCTTTACTACAGCATTTCCCACTTGTTGGACTTATGTTCAACGAAGCGAAGTGTTGTACAGCTGGATTCTTTAGGGAATCCTGCGGATGCGACGCCTATAAAGGCGTTGATGTCACACCCCTTCGTATTAAGAAGGTGTATGATGATCATCGTACTGTAAACGCCAAAACCCTCGTATCGTATGTTGCATTATCCAATGCAGCATATGCGAGAGGTTATAAGCGGGTGGCATGTCACTTGGCACGCCTCGTAGAAGATAGATTAGGCCAGCTGCCGATTACAAATCAGCAACAGGGCTTCCTCTCTCTTATACGCCCGCTCAGGACTACTCAGCCTGGAGACCATAGCCGCGTTCGGTGGAATACCGAGCTGCAGCGTTGGGAGATCCGAGGCTGGTCGTTACGATCCACTGATTTAACAGTGGAAAGTAATGTCTGGAGCATGGTCTTACGGAGATTTACATCTCCGTCGGACTGGTCCGAACCTGGCGTTTTTGCGGAGCCGCGCCGTAGTCGCCTACAACGCGG